GAGAATCTCGGTGCTGGCACCGGTGATCAGTTCAACCAAATGGCATTCTCAATCGAGAAAGTCACCGTTACTGCAAAGTCAAGAGCACTGAAGGCTGAGTACTCACTTGAGCTTGCTCAGGACCTGAAGGCAATCCACGGTCTGAATGCAGAAGCAGAACTTGCTAACATTCTGTCTAGCGAGATTCTTGCTGAGATCAACCGTGAGGTTATCAGAACCATCTACAAGATTGCTGAGCAAGGTGCTGTAGAGAACGTTTCAACTCAAGGTGTATTTGACCTTGACATCGACTCCAATGGTCGTTGGTCGGTTGAGAAGTTCAAGGGTCTTCTGTTCCAAATCGAAAGAGATGCTAACAGAATTGCTCAAAGAACTCGTCGTGGAAAGGGTAACATCATCATGTGCTCTGCTGACGTTGCTTCAGCACTGACCATGGCTGGTGTTCTCGATTACACCCCTGCTCTGAATGCAAACCTGAACGTTGATGACACTGGCAACACCTTTGCTGGTACTATCAACGGTAAGTACAGAGTATACATCGACCCATATTCTGCAAACCTGGCTGCTGATAACGGTGGTCTGACACAAGGCACCAACCAATACTACGTTGTTGGTTATAAGGGTTCTTCAGCTTATGATGCGGGACTCTTCTATTGTCCTTATGTTCCCCTCCAGATGGTTCGCGCCGTTGGAGAGGACACCTTCCAACCAAAGATTGGCTTCAAGACCCGTTATGGTATTGTTGCCAACCCATTCGCGGAAGGAACCGAGCAAGGTCTGGGTCGTCTGCGTGTCAACAGCAACCGCTACTACAGAAGAGTTGCTATCAAGAACCTCATGTGAGTTTTATCACAAGAGTTCTCTGGGGTCCGAAAGGACCCCTTTTTTTATCTAAATAATTCAAAAAATGACAGTATCAAACGCATATAAAAGTCAGATACAGAATAGAAATTTCCTATCACCTGTAGGATTTAAGTTTACTTTGAACAGAGCACCAAAAGTCGCATTCTTTGGAAACTCAGCAAATATTCCAGGAATGACTCTTGGATTAGCGACTCAAACAACATATCTTAAAGATATTGATGTTCCAGGAGATAAGATTACTTTTAGTGATTTAAAATTAAGATTTCTTGTAGACGAGAATCTTGAAAACTATATGGAAGTTCAAAATTGGATTCGTGGTATTGGATATCCAGAAAGTTTGCAAGATATATACGATTGGCAGAAAAATAATCCATCAATGGATCTGCAAGAAAAAAGTCAAATGAACTTATATTCCGATGCAACTTTGACTGTTCTTACAAGTTCAAATAACTCAAATTTTAAAGTAAAATTTTTAGATCTTTTTCCATATTCATTGACAGATCTTCAATTTGATGCTACAGATAGTGATATTGATTATTTGACTGCGGAGGTCACTTTCAAGTATACTATTTACAATATAGTAGATAATTCCGACAATCCCTTATGACCTTTGACTTGGATACAATCCAAAAGATGTGGGAAGAAGATTCTAAGATTGATGTAGATAATCTTCATACAGAATCTTTAAACATTCCCAGTTTACACGCAAAGTATTTCGACATTTACAATAACATCATTTTGTTAAAGAAAAAAGCAGAACAACAAAAGAAAAATATTCGACACGAACGTTATGAGTATTTTACTGGAAAAGCAGATCCTGATGTTTACATAGATAATCCATTTCCCAAGAAAATTAGAGATAAAGAAACTTTACAGAAATACTTGGATGCTGATGAGAAACTATCTTCAGTATGTTTGAAGGTTGAATACTATGACACAATGTTAAACTATTTGGAAAGTATTCTTAAAGTTATTCAAAACAGAACATATCAAATCAAGAATGCAATTGAGTTTATTAGATTTACTGCTGGATTGGGGTAAATAAATACTTCAAGATGAATGGATTCTTGTGATTGATACTACAGCAAATCTTGTTATATCAAAATCCAACGAAGTATTTTTAAAGATTAATACGGAACCTCATATTGAATATGAACTTAGAGACCACTTTAAGTTTGAGGTTCCTAATGCAAAATTTATGCCCCAGTATCGTGGAAGAAACTGGAATGGGGAAATACATTTATATGATATGAGATCCAAGCAGATTTATGTGGGTCTCTTAGATAAGATTGTATCCTTCTGTAAGCAATATGGATACACTTATAAGTTTGAAGATAATAGATTTTACGGACTTCCTTTTGAGGTAAATGAGGAGATTTCTCTAGAGGGAGTGAAGGATTATATGCACTCTATCTGCTCTCACACTCCAAGGCAGTATCAAATTGAGGGAGTATACGATGCCCTACGACATAATCGAAAGTTATTGATAAGTCCCACTGCGTCAGGTAAAAGTCTGATGATTTACGCCCTCGTGCGGTATTATGTGGATAAAGGGCAAAAAATTCTTTTAGTTGTTCCGACGACATCTCTAGTAGAGCAGATGTACAAGGACTTCCAAGATTATGGTTGGGATGCTGATTCATATTGTCACAAGATATATTCTGGTAGAGAAAAAAGTAATGATGCTCCAGTTACGATTACTACTTGGCAATCTGTTTATAAGTTAGAACGTTCATTCTTTGAAGACTATGGATGCATTATAGGGGATGAGGCACACTTATTTAAAAGTAAGTCTCTTATATCTATCATGTCAAAACTTCATCATGCAAAATTTCGTTTTGGTTTTACTGGAACACTTGATGGAACACAAACTCATAAGTGGGTTTTGGAAGGATTATTTGGTCCATCTTATAAAGTAACTAAAACTGCAGAACTGATGAAGCAAGGTCATCTTTCTCAGTTAGATATTCAGTGTCTTGTTCTCAAACATCCTCCACAAAAGTTTGAAACTTATGAAGATGAAATACAATATTTAATCGGTCATGAACAAAGAAATAAGTTTATTACAAATCTTTCTTTGGATTTAAAAGGAAATACTTTGGTTCTTTTCTCAAGAGTAGAAGCACATGGAGCAGTTCTCTATGAGATGATAAATAAGAATAACCGTGAAGACCGCAAAATATTTTTCGTTCATGGTGGTGTGGATGCCGAAGAAAGAGAACTTGTAAGAGAAATCACTGAAAGAGAAAACAACGCAATCATCGTTGCTTCTTATGGAACATTTTCTACAGGTATTAATATTAAGAGTCTCCATAACGTTATCTTTGCTTCACCCAGTAAATCAAGAGTTAGAAATCTTCAATCAATTGGAAGAGTTCTTAGAAAAGGAAAAAATAAAAATAAAGCAGTCCTCTACGACATCTCTGATGATTGTACAATTCAATCAAGAAAGAACTATACTTTAAATCACTTTATAGAAAGAATTAAAATTTATAATGAAGAACAATTCAACTATGAGATAATTACTATTCAATTAAAGGGCAAATGAACTATTACACTTACGCATACCTTAGAGAAGATGGAACTCCTTATTATATTGGTAAAGGAAAAGGTAATCGTATTCATTCAAAATCTAATAGGATTTTTAATCCCCCTCCAAAAGAAAGAAGAATATTCTTAAAGAAAAATTTAACAGAAGAAGATGCATTTAAACATGAAGTTTACATGATATTAATTCTTGGGAGAAAAGATTTGGGAACGGGAATTCTTCATAACAAATCTAATGGTGGAATAGGTGGTGGCGCTATGAAGGGAAAAATTCAAAGTGAAGAAACTAAAATTAAAATTGGTAATTCAAATAGGGGAAGAATTCACTCAAAAAAATCAAGAGAAAATATGAGTAAATCTCATTTAGGAAAACCTAATCCAAAATCTGGTGCATCCAGAAAAGGGAAATCATTATCAGAAGAACACAGAAAAAATAAAAGTGAGGCAGCAAAGTTGTGGTGGAAAAAAAGAAAGGAGGAACAACTAAATGGGAATTGAGGAGGATTTTTATGCAACCTTAAAACTAAAAACCGGAGAGGAAATCTTTGCAAAGGTAGCATGTACCGAAGAAGAAGATAGAACTCTTTTGTTAGTCACTAATCCCATTATTGTTGCTGAAATAAAAGGTAGAACAGGAGTAATGGGATACAAGATAGAACCTTGGTTAAAGACAACCACTGAAGATATGTTTATTATTAATATTGATGATGTTCTTACAATGACTGAATCTTCTGATATTGAAATGATATCTATGTATCAAACTTATTGTAGAGAGAGTGATAAGACAAGAAGTAATCAATCAAAGATATCTCGTAAGATGGGTTATCTTGCTAATGTCAATGATGCTAAAGAGATTTTAGAGAAGCTCTT